TTTTTGTAAAAGATTAAAATTTTCTAAAAAGCCCCTTAACAAACAGTGTATTATTCCCATAATTTTGCACTATAATCTTCTAATTTAAGTCGCCCTCTACCTCTCGCACTCACATACTTTCGGTTCTTTTGTTCACGCAGAATTGGAAACTGCGCCCCTTTCGGAGTATTAAAACTATCTATTCCCAGCCTGCAAGGCCAATCATTCCATACGTTTGAAACTAAATCAAACAGGATCTGACCGAGCATCGTACGGTAACCCCGCCATTAAGCTAATAGTCTTTCGGTCGATAACCGGGAACTCTTATATCCAATTTCTGGAGGCCCCTTTTGCTATCCTCACTTACACACACACACACACACATAATATGCAATACATTAATGTTATACAAGTAATATTTTTATAATTTTCTGTTTTATGACACGATATACAATACAATAATACCATCACCACACTACACAATATATACAATAAGACAAACTACTCAAAATCCATTTCTAAATCTCTCTCGTCTCCCTCGTCATCTACATCGAAAACACGCTCGAACTCCCACGCATCAGCGGGATTTTCCTCTGATCCGAGCATGAAAACTTCCGCTTCTCGCACTTTCAACCACACTTCATCAACTTTCGCCAACTCCTGCTTCGAACGCATTCCCCACTCCCAACTCTTAAAGTCAAAACTGGTCTGATATCCACACTCTCCTAACTGGCGGACTAAGTTATCGACGGCCTCTTTCCCATGGTGGGCCATCATTTGCAACGCTACTTCTACTTTCTGCTTCAAAATTCCACAGTCTCCGACGTTCTGCTTTGCTTCCCATTGCAACTCCCGATGGATGACCTTCACTGGAAGGGGGGCTGCAACATACTGATCTCTCTCAACGAATGGACTCTTGAGAAAGGTGAGCTGCTCTAGCGGCTCAAAAGGTATGATTACGCTGGTCTTATCTGCTGACGTGACTTCCATTCCCATACACTTCATGGCTTGGTAAAATATGGCCCGATTGAAGTATATAAGAGTTTCATCTGACGCAGAGATGATAACATCGTCTCCATACGTCAGACAACGGACATGATCATCAAATTCATCAAAATCGACACTCTTTCCACCCATATACCTACTAATGAGATAGGTTAGGAGGACGTTGTACCAATTCGTGATTGAGTTGTACACATCAGTCATCGCGTTTCCTGAACAATTTCCTTCTGCTTTCTCTATAACTTCTCGTCCTGCTATGATTAATGAACTAACTATTGAATGTAAAATACTTGCTCGCGCGTTCCTCTCTTCTTCTGTTCCTGGGTAATAATTCTCAACTACTTCTAGGAAGGCTTCTGAAGCCCACCCATGTACGGTTCCATCGTAATTTCCATAGTCCACATCAAATCCATTGTCTCCAACTTCTCTCAGTCCACTCAAATACTTTCCCCACACTGTGTCCTTATCCATGCCAATTCCATGACATAGATTAAATCCTGCTCTCGCTTTGTACGCATCAATGAAATTTCCAAAATACTTCCTCGTGAGGAGCGTAAGCTCCAATCCTGGCTGCACGAACACTCGCGTTTTTCCTATCGCTGCCTTCAACTTGCTAACTAACTCATCCTTGTTAGTTGCTGTCCAAAATGTC